TCCAATAACTAATGTAGAAGAACTGAAGTTCGATCTAATTAATCAATTAGAAAATATCGAACGCAAAGATAAAGTCATTATTGTTATTGACTCTATTGGTAACCTTGCATCTATTAAAGAATTAACTGATGCTATGAATGAAAAGTCTGTGGCAGATATGTCAAGAGCAAAAGCCCTTAAGGGTTTATTCAGAATGACCACTCCATATTTAACTATGAGAGACATTCCATTGATTGCTGTTAACCATACCTACCAAGAGATTGGTTTATTCCCTAAAGCTATTGTGTCAGGTGGCACAGGTATCTATTACTCAAGTGATAATATCTGGATTATCGGTCGTCAGCAGGAGAAGAAAGGTACTGAGATCATGGGTTATAACTTTGTGATTAATGTAGAGAAGTCTAGATTTGTACGTGAGAAGTCCAAGATTCCTATCTCTGTTACATGGGAAGGTGGTATTGAAACATACTCTGGACTATTAGATGTAGCAATAGAAGGTGGATATGTTGTCAAGCCTAATATCGGTTGGTACTCTAAGGTTGATAGAAAAACTGGTGAGATCGAAGATAAGAAGGTTCGTGCAAAAGAAACTTTGCTTGAATCATTCTGGTTACCTATCTTTAAGAATACAGACTTCAAAGAATATCTTAAGAAGAAATATGAAGTCGGTCATGCAGAGATGATTAAAAGTCCTACTGAGGAAACTATTGATGCAGATTGAAACATTAATTTTAAGAAACTTAATGTTGAATGAGGATTACACTCGAACTGTAATTCCTCATTTAAAGCTTATATACTTTGAAGATCCTTATCGAGCAGTATTTTCTGAGCTCGTGGACTTCGTTAATAAATATAATAAGTTACCTAGTGCGGATGCACTCAGTATTGAATTACGAAATAATCCTAAGGTCACATCAGATTCATTAGCTCTTATACCTGAAATCAGTGTACAGACTAAAGAAGAAACGTTACCATGGCTTATTGAACACACAGAGAAGTGGTGTCAAGACAGAGCAATCTATTTGGCTATCATGGATTCTATTAATATTATTGAAGGCAAGCATGAGACTTTAAGTAAGAACTCCTTGCCCGAAGTATTAAGCGAAGCTCTTGGTGTTAACTTTGATATCAGGGTAGGACACGATTATGTAGATGATTCTGATGCTCGTTATGAATTCTATCATAGAGATGAAGAGCACCTACCATTTGACTTAGAAATGTTTAACAAGATTACCAAGGGTGGTTTAGTTAATAAGAGTTTGAATGTTGCTTTAGCAGGAACAGGAGTGGGTAAATCTTTATTCATGTGTCATGTTGCAGCAGGTGCATTAACACAGATGAAAAATGTGTTATATATAACTATGGAAATGGCAGAAGAAAGGATAGCAGAACGTATTGATGCTAACCTTATGAATGTGCCTATTGACCAGTTAGAGAATCTATCGAAAGATATGTTTGATAAGAAGATGCATAAGCTCACTGACAAAGGTGTGGGTAAGCTTATTGTTAAAGAATATCCTACAGGCGCCGCAAGTTCAAATAACTTCAGAGCTTTATTAAAAGAACTTCAGGTTAAGAGAGACTTTAAACCTGATTTGATTTGTATAGACTACTTGAATATTTGTTCGAGTGCACGTATGAAAGCTATGGGTGGTGCAATTAACTCATATACATATGTTAAAGCAATCGCAGAAGAGCTACGTGGTTTAGCCGTAGAGTTTAATCTACCGGTTCTAACTGCAACACAAACCACAAGAGGTGGTTTTGATAATTCAGATGTAGGCTTAGCTGATACAAGTGAATCATTCGGTTTACCTGCAACTGCTGACTTAATGTTTGCTCTTATATCTACGGAAGAACTGGACAACTTGAATCAGATAATGATTAAGCAGTTAAAGAATAGGTATAACGACCCAACAGGGTCAAATAAAAAGTTTGTGTTAGGAATTGATAGGGCTAAGATGAGACTATATGATGTTGAAGATACTGCGCAGACTCTCAATGTGAGGGATGAGCCGCCTAAGGTCGCTAGTAGATATGAGGAGTTTAATGTATGAGTACCTTAATGCAAAGCAAAGATTGGCACAATAAATACTGTAGACTAGCTAAAGAAATATCTACATGGAGTAAAGACCCTAGCACTCAAATTGGTGCTGTGGTTGTAGGCGAGGATGGTCAAATACTATCTCAAGGATTTAATGGTTTCCCGAGGGGAATTAATGATTCTGAAGAGAGGCTAAATAATCGTGAAAGAAAATATGAATTAGTTGTGCACGGTGAGATGAATGCGATATATAACGCAACTCTTAACGGGGTATCTTTAAAAAATTCTACAATGTATGTATATGGTTTACCTACTTGTAATGAATGCGCTAAAGGTATTATTCAAGTTGGTATCAAAAAGGTTGTAGTTACTAGGCCTTACTTGAAACACAATGTAGCGTGGGAAGAATCAATCAAAAATGCTAAGGCTTTGTTTAAAGAAGCCGGAGTAATGTATATAATAGAAGTGGAGGAATTTGATGGGTAAGACAACAGTGCCGTTTATAAAAAAACGAGCAAAAGGAATGCCGAAAGTTAAGAAAGATATGAGTCACGGTACGCACCGATGCAAGAGGCATCCTAATAGTAAGAGGTGCCAGCATGTTTAAAGCACTTTTTAATCAAGGCTATACAAAAGCCTTTATGGATAGAATAGAATTCAGGCGTAAGGAGTATTACGAAAACCGTAGAATCCAAACGATAAGAACTAATGCTGCGAAGATGGCACTGAACTGGACACATGAGTATCCAACAGGAACTCCACTTAGTTATATCAGAGATGATATAATTGAAACATGGGAACGTACTGCTGGTGTAGGTATATATGCTAACTTAGATAAGAAACAAAACATACCAACTCCAGGTGGACTTGGAGATTCATATGCTATTGAAACACCTACTCCGACTACACCACCACCAATAACACGTGGCACACGGAAAGATCCTAAGTCGAAGCAGGTCATGAAGAAGTATAAGCATGAATGGAGAAATCCACCTGATGAAAATACTGCTTATGAAGCTAAACTCCAGCGTGAAGAAGATACATTAGATAACATCGCTGCATATAAAATAAAAGGACAAAATGAAAACTAAAGTATTAGCGTTAGCAACTGGCGCAGCAGTAATGTGGTCAACAATGGCTATTGCTGATTCAAGTGTAAGAGGTTCCGTAAAGGACTATTTTCATGATGTTGTTTATCTTGAGCCATACTATGTTGAAGTATGTGGTGAAGAGACGAAGATGAAAGGCAATGTTGTTGAAGGAGCAGTATGGGGAGCAATCTTCGGAAGTATCTTAGGCGATGTTCTTAATATTGATAGAACAGCTGGAGCTGTTGTTGGTGGTGTAATCGGTGCAAAGACCGAAGAGAACAAAGGTACGGTGAATACTACATCTGTGGTCTGCCAAACTGAAGTTAGACAGAACAGAACCACGCGTGAAGAATATTCACATTCAACCGTCAGTTTTTCTATTGATGGAAATGTGTATGAAGTTAACTTTATTAAGGAAAAGTAATTATGTTTAAAGTAGGTGAGCTAGTAGAAAAAGTAGGCGGTGACTATACATTTGAAGGTCACGTTGTATCAGTGTTTGAAAAGCTTAGTGGTGCAGTACGTTTAGTGGTTGAAGACGACCGTGGTGTACTTCATGTATACAGTGAAAAAATCCTGAGGCTTGTAAAATGAGTTCGAGGGAAGTCCCATTTGAAAAATGGTCATTTGTAGATAGGAATGATTTAGATACTGAACATTGGTATGTACGATTAGAAGGCGGTGAATATCACGATGTCATATACAGATACATGGATGTGAAATTAAATGATACAACTAAATCTATAAATTTTGATTATGAAATTGTAGACTATCCAATGGAAACACCCCATGGTCATCCACAATTTAATGAAGCGGCGGGTAATATACTACAAAGTATACTAGCCGATACTATGGAAAAACAGGACTTTGTATTGGGTCCAAAAGATAAGTAATGAACGTAAAAGAAACACTAACCATTCTCTCAGAAGAATGTGCTGAAGTCGTCCAGGCAAACTCTAAGTTAATTAGATTTGGCGTAGAAAATGAAGAGAACAAAGCTCATTTAGAACAGGAGCTTGGTGACATTATGGCTATGGTATGTATCCTTGATTACTATGGATATGTTAATATAGAACGCATAGCTAGTCATATGGAACCTAAGCTAGTTAAGCTCAAAAAGTATAGTACAATAAAGAATTTAAATAAAATTATTAAGAATTTATAATACTATAAATACCTTTATATATATTCAATTTATAAGGGAATAAATGAAATCTTTAAGACAACATATACTCGAGGGAAGAAATGACCCTTCAATCTTCCACGCAGTATTTATGGCTGGTGCTCCCGGCGCCGGTAAAACATTTGTTGCAAAAGCTATGGCCCTTCCTGGGCAACTAGGATATAAAGATATCAATTCAGATATAGAATTTTCCCGCTATATGAAATCTGCAGGATTAACTGACAAGAACGGTGCAGTGGTCCTTGACCCTAAAACAGAATTCGAACGTGGTGTTATACGAACAGTAGCAAAAAGACATACCAAAGGAAAACAAAGTGGCGCAATGATTGGTAGATTAGGACTTGTTATTGATGGAACCGGCGCTAATACTTCAAAACTTCTAGGACAAAAGAAAACGCTCGAGGCACTCGGATATGAATGTCTTATGGTATATGTTAATCTATCTTTAGAAGGTTCAATCGCAGCAGATAAACAACGAGGACTTGATGGTGATAGAACTATTGGTCCTGAATTAGTTACTAGTAAGTGGAAAGAAGTACAGTCAGGTCTAGCTCCTTTTAAAAAATCATTCGGCAAACTGTTTTTCGAGATAGATAACTCTGTACAGGAAAAAACCCCAATGTTAATACGTAAAGTATTAAACTTTATTGTCAAGTGGTCTAAGACTATGCCAAAGAACAAGGCAGCTAAAAAATGGATGGAAAATAATTAATGAAAACATATAAAGAAGTGGAGGCCATCGATTGTATGTGCGAAGACATGTACAAAGACTTAGTTGTTGAGAAGTATGAAGGCAAAACATTAAACAACCCCACACGGTCACCAGCGGGCTCTGCATCCAAGTTTCATGTGTATGTAAAAAACGCTAAAGGTAATGTGGTAAAGGTGAGCTTTGGTGATCCTAATATGGAAATTAAAAGAGATGACCCTGCTAGACGCAAAGCTTTTAGAGCGCGTCATAATTGTGCAGATAAAAAAGATAAAACAACAGCTGGTTATTGGTCATGTTATCAATGGAGAGCTGGAGCAAAGGTAGATAATTAATGTTAAGCTTTAACGAAAAAGTACAAGAAGATACTGGTATGCGTATAATTGATTTGCTCCCGAAGAAGGTGAAGCGAATGATATATAGACATCAACACCAGGACAAGTATAAATCAGCATTGCTTATGGTGAAAGCTTTAAGAAGAGACCCTGATGTAATTAAACGAGGTTTGTCTAAACAAAAGATACAAGACATCGCTGCTGATCATTTTGGTTTAGACCATAAAGAATTTACCAGGGTACTTGATCGTAAGACAAGATACGAACGAACAATGACAGAGCCATATAGATTAAAAGATGCAGAATATTTTTCTTCTAATAATTTTATTAATGAAGCTGCCAAGGTAAGTGCTACTGATATGGAAGCAGTAATTGTTGTTGCATATAACGGTGGTTATGAAAATGCTAAAGACACCTTTGGGTTAAAGAAAGAAACATATGACCTAGGTAAAGACATTGCTGCAGGTATTGTTGATGACATTAGATCTAAAACAAAGGCTTCTGAGAACTCAATGATTCACTTCGGTTCAGGTTCAGGCCAACTTAATCCTAAATGGTTAGGTAGTAATGGCACACCCAAAACAGATTTGTATTCAACGGATGGTATTAATATATCCCTTAAGCAAAAAGGTGGGTCTCAGGTAATGTCTGGATATAAAGAAGAAACTATATCGACATTCCATGCTGCAATTGCTAGTATGGGAAGTGACGCACCTAAAGAAATTAATAAATTAATGAAAGACTTGGACCCTGTGCTGAGGAAAATCACAGTGCCCGGTAATATTAATACAATCATTACATCAATTAAAACTAAGACTTTGCCTAAGGGTGTTAAAGCCAAAGTTGGTAGTAGCAAAAGAGAGCTTGATATAAAATTTAATAAGAAAGAATATGAAGCTAAACAAAATGAAATAATCGATTGGAAAGCTTCAATGAAAGAACTTAATCCGGTATTTAGAAAGTTCTTTGAGGATAACCAGGAGTTTAGAAAGTTCTTTGTTTACGAAGCAGCAACCGGTGATTTTAAATTTGCTCCAGATAAATATGCCAACTCCAATTGGATGGTAGAGTTTGACCCTGCGAATGGTACTAATAACAATGTGGTACAACTATCATTAGGCAAAAATAAACCAGCACCATTTATTGATAAACTTGCCAAAAAAGTTGTGGTTAGAATATCACCTAAGACTCCAACAGGATCTAAAGTATCGGCTTCAGGAACTTCGGCAACAGTAGGGTCATTTAGATTGACTGTGGCTGAAAGTAAAGAAACATTTTCTGAAATGTTAATACAAGAGGAAGCAAAATTTAATAGCGAATTATTAACCGAAGGTACTATCAGTGAAGCAAAACTATTTCAAAAATTAAAGGGGTGGTTATCTAACCTATATAATAAAGTAATGAATAAAGTAAAAAAATTAATTAAAATGGGGTATGAAGCTGTCATGGCTTTCTTTGAATTTGAAGTTGATAGTGTAGATACAAAAGGTTTACAAATGTTTGGGTTTAAATAATATGAATTTAAAAAAACACATAGCAGAAGCTAAGAATACTCACATGACACATATCGAAGATATGGTTATAGATGGTGGAGTTAACGGTGCACGCTCAGCTATTTTTGCCCTAAGAGATTTAAGAGACATGTTAGCTGGACATGATAATAGCTCTAAGCAAGTAACAGTTAAATGGGATGGAGCTCCGGCTGTATTCGCTGGTATTGACCCAGCTGATGGTAAGTTCTTTGTTGCAAAGAAAGGAATATTTAATAAGAATCCTAAGGTATATAAATCAGTGAAGGATGTAAAGGCTGATACCAAAGGTGATTTAGCAACGAAACTTGTTGTAGCATTTCAAGAATTAAGTAAACTTGGTATAAAGAGTGGGGTTTAC